ACCCGCTCTGCATACCAGGCGTTCAATTCATCTTTGTTTAAAATATATTCGTCATAGGCTGCATATTGAATCTGGAGCTGATCCCGTTCAAAATTAAAAGTTGAAAGCGTGGCCTGCTTATATTCTTCCTGAAATTGCTTATTCATTTCGACCGATTTTGTTGCAGATTCAACCCGGTAACTGTCTCGCTGCTTTTCAATGTCGATCTCGTCATAAATCGCCTGCATGGAGTCTTTATAATTTTTTGCCGTGGCTTCCTGCATGGCCTTAAAACCAAATGACTGATTGTTGGCTGCCAGTTTCAGGGCAAGGGTTTCTTTCAACAATGGGGTGACGCTTTTCAAGGCTTCTTTTTCTTTTTCATACCATTGGTGTATTTTTAGAGCTTCATAGTCCTTTGCAGACATGGTGAGCTTTGCATATTCGTCTTTCAGGGTGGTCAGGGCTGCGGTTTGTTCTTTGGTTTGAGTGGTAGCGCCGGAAGAATTTTTTGTATTTGAAACAGATGGTGGCCCTGATGATTTTGGGGCATAAATATCATATCCAGGTGTTTTTTCATTTATTTTTCCTGAAACACCCTGAAAGCTCAAATCAAATTGTTTCACTGCCTCTTTGAGTTCATTGGTGCTGGAAGTAATAAATTGTATTAATGGCATTTGCCCACCAGATACCAAGCCCGCTGCCGCAAAATTGATTCTGATGTTTTCAATAATTCCTCCAACATACCCCAAAACAGTACCAAATCCCTCAAGTGCAAGTTTTATATCAGTGATAACCATGGGGATGTTTTGTTTTATTACCTCTTCATTTGCCTCTGCCCACCCGGAAAACTCCTTGCTGACATAACCCACCTGCATCTTTAATTCTTCAAAAATTCCGGCATCCATCATGGTCTTTTGAAACATGGTGAATTGATCCGAAAGATTTGACAGCAGACCATCCATGGTTTTGGATTGTTTTTCCATACCGCCGGAAAATCTCGAAAAAATATTGGCCAAAGCAGATGATATGTCGGAGCTGGTTTTTGTAGTTGATACCACCATGTCTCGACCATTCTGGGACCATTTAAAAGTAACTTTGTCACCTTCAACGCTGGTTTTTACGCCAAATTCTTTCAGTCTTTCGAATTCTCCTGTGACTGCATCGGCAAAGGCTTCAACCGCCATATTCAATGGCTTGCCCATGCTGGATGCAGTATCTCCAAGCGTGGTGAGCCATTTGGTTCCATTCAGGCCATAGGCTTCCAGCTTTACAAATGCTTCGGTCACCTGGGCCAGCTCATAGGGTGTGTTTTTGGTAAAATCAGCAATCCAGTCCATGGATGTTTTTGCTTTTTCGCTGGACCCGGTAATGGTTTCGAGCTGTGTGCTGAATCGTTCAAAATCCCTGGCCGTCTGCAAAAAACTTCCAGCGATCTGACCGATGCCATACCCTCCGGCCAAAGAAACAATAGCACCGTTCAAGGAAAAAACAGATTTTGTCACAGAAGCGATCTGTTTTTGCATGGAGGCAAATGCCTGGCCGGAGATATCTTTTGCCGCCAGGATGATTTCGAGTCGATTGTCCATTATATTCTCTGCCCTCCGAGCTTGAGCTTGAAATTCTGTTTAATATTCTTCAGTGCTTCGGGTCTGTGGACGTTCCAGAAGGGGGTGATGATGGGGCGGGAAGGAGTCCTGAACGATTTTGTTGATTTTCTCAGGAAAAAAGGCGTGCTGCCGCCATCGACCTTGCCAAGACCTCCGCCTCTGTGAATGACAAATCGTCTTTGCTTTTCGGTAATGGGCCGGGTAAACCCTTCCTGCTGGAAAAAAGCGATCCTGCGCCATGATTTTGAAACCACATGGCCTTCTTTTATGCCTCTGCCAAAAGCAGCAGACTGTAAGGCCATTCTTGCATCGAACCCGGTTTCAGGTCCGACCCAACCCACCGCCATGACAAACGGGGATTGAGACGCAACTTGATAACGAATGCCCATGGCCAACCGGTTTAACGCTTTCCTTCCGGGTCTTTTTCCAGCCAGGCGCCGGGCAATAAACGAGAGCGGGGAAAACGGCATACCGCCGGGAGAACCGGACCGGATTTCTTTCTGAAGAATTCCTTTCAGCCGGTATCCTTCCACCCGGACCGCAGTATTTAAGGATTTTTCAGTTTCAATGGAGGCTTTTTTAATACCGGCCAGAACCTTTTCAACGCCCTGGACCGTCACGCCCACGCCTTTATGAATCGCTTGTATTGACACTATCCAGGATGATCCTTTCGATTATCTTGATCTTGCGTTTATTGCAGGGACCGTATTCAATCCCCAGATCACGAGCCGCTTTTCTGACCTCTGAATAAACCAGGCCGATGATGCCCATGCCACCTGCCCTCCACTGGCTTTTTACTTCCTGCCAGATCCGCCAGGCATCATCGGTTATCTCCCAGAGTTCAGGAGGCTGACCGTATTCACAGGTGATACACTTAACCGGTTCTTCTTTACGGGCACCGCAGAGGTCACAATATTTTATTCTTTTGCGGTCTGTGTACCATCCGAGGTGCCCGGCAAGTTTTTTTCTTCTTCCGGGTCTCCATATGTTTCTTTTATGATGGCAGCCCAGACTTTCCTGGAATCGGGCAAGGGCCGATTCTCAAGATATTCCAGGTCTTGTGGGTCAAGGACAATTTCCAAGGGCCTGATCCTGGCAGCATTGGCTGTTTCCAGGGTGGGAATGCAGACGGCATAACCAAACCCGCAATCTGCCAGTTTTTTAACCTCAGCAACGGTCAAGGGCCTGACCGTTATGGTCCGGTCATCGAATTTAATTTCTCTCATTTATATTCCTCCGGCATGGGCCACGGAATTTGTAAGCGCAACCTTTACACTGGTTGTATCTGCATTGTTGTCATAATATCCTCCCCATGGCAGAGCGACCGCAATTCCCTGCGGGCCTTCAATTCCGGGAGAGTTCCGGGAGTATTTTATTTCCGGAAACGTAATCTCCAGGGCAGAAGTGGCTGAATCTGTAAATGTCAGAATCAACGCAGATTCGGTTGAGGCGTTTGCTTTTTCAATCATGGTTGTGTTTTCGAACAACAGGTTCAGATTGCCTGACACATCCATTATGCCATCTGGCAGACTGCCCAGAACTCCGCCTCCACCAATGACATATTGACCCGTATCCAACCCGAAACCGATTTTTGCATCCACCATTTTACCATTGGCAAGGGTGCTCCCGCCTTCGGTGAGGGCCAGGTGACTGTTTTTCAGTCTTCCCAGCGATTGGGCAACCGCCGCACCATGAAAAGAAGCCGATGCAATAGTTTCCACAGCACCGACAATATCAAACGTCGCTACCAATTCGCCATCATCCCCGGCAGAAAAAGACATCCCGCCAACCTTGCAGCCGGTATACTGGAAATATTTTGCCGTTGACAGCTCTGTGAACTGATGCTCGATTGTGACAAATGGCCGGGCAGTGCCAGCCTTGAACGTATGTACATATGGACCGGCGCCAGTGGTTGTCGGTGTCCCGAAAGCAGCCTTCAGCCAGTACCAGAATGCGATTGAATCCACTGGAACAACCACAGAACCGGCAACTGAAATATTGCCGTCAAACGGCTCCACCGGGTTTGCATTTCCACGGAGGGTGGCAGCGGAATTCAAATTCCTTGAACTTTTAATGCCTGAACTATTAATTGGCAGGACAAACCCGGAGGTTGAAATGGTCTTAAATGCCGTCTCATATCCTAAAACGAGTTTTGCCCCGGCGCCTGTCTGTTGGGCCATGGTATTTACTCCTTATTCATACGGGTCTGACCCGATGAGTTTTTCTTGTGTCAATGTCAATTGCATGTGGGCGGAAACGTATGGGAACTGGTCAATGGTATCGTATTCAACGACAACCTCAGCCACATGCAGATCTGAGGGGATGGTGTCCAGGATCTCTGCCAGAACAAATTCTCTGAGTGTTTCAACATTGGTTCCGCCGGAAAAACTGATCACTTCTCCTATGGATTCCGGCTTTGCATTATCAAAGACCACGCAAGAAATCCCGATGATATGGGATTTAACACCTGGTGCCAGGCCGGATGATTTTTGAACCGGGTACAGGATCACCATGGGGCAATCGGATTCACCCGGATCATTGCGGGGATCACAGTTTTCAAAAACGATGATTTTCCGGTCATCTTCAATAGCTGCCCATGCGCTGATATCTGAAGAATTCGAAATCGATTCAGCAATATTGGACATAAGGGTGATCATTTG